GGAATTAACTATATAAAGGTACGATTTTTTTGTTAAATAAACGAAGAAATAATGTTATATAAACTTAAATATCAGAGAGTTATAAATTATTCAGTAAACACTATTTAATATATATTTCATGAGCAAATTCGTTATCTACCTCGAAGTCGAGCCGTACATGAAACAATGGCTTACCAATTCCTTTGGCGACCCTGTGGTTTTCCCTGCCTCAAGCAATGAGAATGCTGTCATACGCAGACTGACCACAAAGCGCCCTTGCAATAATGTGCCCGAACAACCTACAGAGAAATCCGTGGCCATTTGCATTCCTGCCTCCAAATACAAGAGTCCGGAGACATACAATTATTTGACCAGCTTCGGCAAGCAGGCATTGCTGGAGAGCCTTGATGACCTGTTCCGCATCAACATGTGGAGTGACCTCGGAGACCTCAGCGATATTACATGCAAGAAGATGTCCGCCTTCCGTGCATGGTGCCAAAACAAAGGCATAGACATAGATTATGCAGAGACCATTCGCATGAAATGGTATCGTATGCGAAAGGCATACCAGAAACAAGGGGTCAACCTCTTTAATAATAAAAGATGCCGTAATAACATAAATTAACGTCATAAAGTCATCTACTATATACCCTGTTTTTGAACAGCTGCGAACAACTGCGAACAGTTGCGAACAAACATGAAATATTTAACATTATGAGATATCTTAATCACATCACTAAAATTCAGAGGATTCTGACGTCCAAGTTGCCGTTTGATTCACTTCTTGGACATAAGACATTTGCTCTGCCGACAAACCTGGAGTGGGAGAGTGTTACGTTCCAGCGCCCAGCTAAGTTGGAAATTAACGACAAATATGACGATAAAGTGCGGATATATACGCATAAACTTATATATCGCACATGTGAGGAGGACATCAATACTGCAGCCAAATATGCATATCTGCTTGAAGATTTGGATGGTCGAAGATACCTCATCGGTTCTTCAACAAGACCTTATCCGACAATTAATGTCTCTGAAGTGCATCCTGATTCTTATTCGTCAAGCACACTCAACGAAGTCACAGTTCAGTGGCAGGCATACCGCAAGGCACCGCGTATAGAGTGATTCTACGTATTTTATTTAGGCAATTGCCATGCTTATCTTTGCATCAAAAAAGATTAGCGCATGAAATACGGTATGATGATTTGCGGTACCATAGGTGCAGGATATGATTGGTGGACTGGAACCTACGGCACACGCTCAAAGGATGTCAAGAATTACCTTGACTCACATTCTGATGAAGAAGTGGATATTGCTGTCTCTTCACCGGGTGGATTCGTTGATGAAGGTCTTACCATCTATCAACTTATCAAGGATCATGGCAAGGTCAACATCCATGTGTTGGGCATGACCGCTTCTATTGCAACCGTCCTCTGCATGGGTGCCAAGCACGTTACCATGAGTGTAGGCAGCACCATGCTTATTCATAATGCGTCAACAGGAGTCACTGTTTGGGAGTCTGCTAACAAGGAAAAACTTGACCAGCTGATTGCAAAATTCCAGAAGCAGCGTGATGACCTTGACACAATAGACAAGGTCATTGCATCTGTCTATGCTCAGCGATGCGGCAAGACATCTGAAGAAATCGTGACGCAGATGAACAAAGGCAGCTGGATGACACCAGAGATGGCTCTGGAGATGGGGCTTATTGACGAGATAAGAGATTTGGATGAGGAGGACAGCAAGAGACAAACCAATCTTGCCAAGAGATTCACCAATTCTTATTGTCAGAATTTGGGCCTCCCGCCAATCAAGGGCGAAACGGTTGAGAAACCATCAAAGAACTTCATGACACAAGTAATCGAAGGTGTCAAGGAGTTTTTCAATAACAATAAAATTAATGAAATGAAGAAGAAATTCCTCAACCTTCAGAACATCCTTGAACGCAAGGATGATTTCGAAGTGACCGATGAGAAGATTACACTCACCGATGCAGAGATGCAGAAAATCGAGGATGCCATTGCCGACAAAGAGAAAAAACTGACCGATACGGCAGCTGATCTCACTGCTGCTAACGACAAGGTCAAAGACCTTGAAACCAAATTGGCGGCAAAAGACAAGGACATCAAAGCAAAGGATCAGGAAATATCCGACCTCAAGAAGGCTCCAGGAGCCAAGACAGATGAGCATCTGGATGAGGGTGTGCAGGATATTGATGCTGATCAGTTGTACCAAGCTATGAAACAGATTAACTAATGTCAGTTACTGAAGGAAGCACAATTCAGATTACTCCTGATTCACTCAACACAAGCTATGCCAAGTATCGCAAGGACTTGATACAGATGCCAACGCGAGCTTTGGACGAGGTTGCCAAATACATGAGCCGTCGTCTCGGTGTTCGTGGCAAGGAGACCGTTGGTGAGTTGAATGGAGACATGCAGATTGGTCCATACTCTCTTACTCGTGTAGATGAGAATGGCGTGACTATCACCGGTCGTACACTGGAGACATATTTGGGTTCTGGCGTTAAGCCATTTGAGCCAAATGCGGTTCGTGAGTCAATCTATGGCTCAAACGTTTTCCAGGGCGATGCTCTCAAAAACCAGCCTATCACCAAGCTCGTTGGAGCTTACCTCTTTGCCAAAGTAGGTGAGAGTTTCTTCAATACGCTTTTTACAGCTAAGCGAAACCCTGGGGGTAAGAATACCGCAGATCTCTACGATGGCTTCAAAACTATCGCGGATCAGGAGATCAAAAACAAGAGTGTCTCTACAGAGAAGGGCAACCTTTTCAAAACTGAGGCCATCACAAATGTCAATGCTGTTGATGCTTTGGAGGCATTCTACGATGCTGCAGACCAGAAGCTCAAGAACACCAAGACATTCATGTTCCTGAACAGCTCTGAGTTGATGCGCTATGATCGTGCATACCGCAGCGTCTATGGTAGTGTCAACTACAACAAAGATTTCGGCAAGTCGAAGCTCGACGGTTGCAACAACTGTACACTCATTGGCCTTGACAACATTCCTGATGGCTTCAAGATCATCACTCCAGGCAGCAACATGCTCATTGGTCTGGCCACTGAAGGCACAAACTGTAAGTTCGAGTTCGAGAAGTCACTGACATCTCACTTCTTGATTGACTTCGTAGCAACCATGTACTTCGGTACCCAGTTCGAGTCTATCAGCAAGGAGCGCATCTTGTTTGGTTACGATGAGATTCCTTCAGCAGTATAGGAGTCTCATCATACGATAATACATTATTATATATAATATGGCAGATCAGCAAAAAAAATCATGCACAGAGTCAGCTGACCTCTACGAGGATCTCCTGAAGTGTCCTGGAGCAAAGCGCCTCCCTGGTACAGGTCGCAAGGTCTATCTTGCACCACGTCGATGGATCACTCAGCTGGCTAAACCGCAGCTTGGAAAGGCAGCATCCATGAAGGACTACCTTGTTATCAAGGAGTCTCACACGATGGCTGCTGACAAGAAGTTCATTGTTGCATACTTGGCAACGGACAAGTCCAACTTCTCATCAGAGGCACAGGGTGAGAATGGGTCAAAGACCATGCTCAACAAGCTCGCGCTCACATTCCCTGGCACAGAGGAGGAGCAGTCTGCGCTCGCATCAATGCTTCTCAACGAGGATGTCATTGCTCTGATTCCTCAGCGCAACGGCAAATGCCGTCAGTTCGGTGATGACAACTTCGAGTGTTCTATCTCACCTGCGCAGTCTTCAGGTTCGTCTGTCACAGACGAAACCAACACAACTGTTGAGTTGTCTGTCGGCTGCGAGACATTGCCACCATTCTACTTTGGTGACATTCCTACATCTGAAGGCACCTTCTCTGGCGAGACTGGTGAGTTGAAGACGGCGCAAGCAGGTGATGTGTAGAGTTCATTACCATATAGTTTTTTAACCATGTTCCTGGCGAGGCGATGCTGACGATGGCTCGCCTCGCTTTTTAAGTTTATAATTATGAATGATGTAAATTTCACACAGAAAATCAAGCAGTGGTTCGATAGCGAACATACTGACGATAATATCCGAGAGGGCGCCTTGATGCTCCTTCAGATCAATAACAACCGTCATCTCTATCAGCAGATTCTGCTGAGACCTCAGAAGATGCTTGACCATCTTGTCTATGAGCTGCAGAAGCATTATGGCTATCGCACAAAGGGCATGACTCTTGACGAAGTGCACAAGTTTGACGTTGAGGTGACACCTTTACTGCAGAAAGCGGTCGATTCCACCGCTGATGCTGACAAGCTCGCAGCTGAAGTCGCACCTCATCTGCCTTTTGTTGAAGCAGAAAACACCGATTCCATCGATGCTTCTGCCATCATCGCCAAAGGCAAACGTGCAGATCATGACCAGCTTCCCGATGAAATCAAGGAAATCTGGGAGGCAAACTGCCAAAGATGGAAGCGCATCAAGGAACTCTTCGAAGCATGCAAGTCTTATCAGTTGTCTTGTGACCGCTTCGAGGGATTGAATGCAGCCAACGACGAGTTCCAGAAGATGCTCCTCACTCTCAAGACAGAATACTATGCCTACAAACAGGGTATGGAGGCGTATGACCATGCTGTTCCTGGCACAGAGGAGAATACTGCCGAGGCAAAGACAGAAACGGTAGTCTCTGCCAATGCCATCGGCAATGCGCGTTCTTACATCGCCAAGAACCTCGATAAGTTGATTCAGCTGAAGGCTGATGGCAAGGAGCAGCAGGCTGAGAAGCTGCAGGCCAACATCGAGAAGCGTGTGAACACCCTGCTCGATGCAAAGGCTGACATCAAGCCAGAGACTCTTGCCAAAATCAAGGAGGCTGGCATCGTGATTCCCGAAGAGGAGGTGAAGCCGGATGAGAGCCAAGCAGATTCAGCAGGCGCTGAAACCGCTACTGCAGAGTAGTTCTCAGGTCTTTCTCGGCCAAGGGCTTCACACCCTCGGCTTGTTGGGCTGGATATTGGAGCAGACAGGTGCAGCGCAAGTCGCTGTCACCACCTTCTCCACATCTGACGCATTCCTGTGCGGAATGATCAACCTACGCAAGCGTGGGATGATTCAGCACTCAACGTTAGTGGCTGACGTCAAGGCTTCAGCCAAGACTCTCAAACTGAGTCGGCTGATGACGGAGGCTTTTGACGAGGTGAAGCTGACGCTTAATCACTCCAAAATCATTCTCGTCGCTAACGACAAGTGGTTAGTTACTGTGATTACATCTCAGAACCAGACTTATGGTGACCGTGCGGAATGCACATTCATCACTTCTGATAGAGATGTATATCTCGATGTTCATAATATGCTTAATGATTTGTTAGATGATACGACAACAATTCCCTTATCTCGAGGAGAGCAAACTGCTCCTTCAGAATGTCTATGAACTCGGCAAGGCGTTGACACCTGTCGAGCAGGTGCCTATCATGATTGATTTGTCTGATGACGAGTCGTCAGCTCTGAAGCTTGAGCTGCAGGAGCCTCGCTCACCTTATCGCAAGCAATACCTGATTGGACTGGCAGAGACCGCTAATGAGTTGCGCACATCCAATATCGCTCTCGCCAAGGTCGGTTCTCCTGGTGCATACCATGCAGTCATGTCGGAACTCTCGCAGATCATTGCCAATCTTGGTTGAATATGAGTCTACCAGTCAATGTCGATGACTACATGAAGTACATGCCTCTCAATGAGGATGAGCTTCAAGACCTGCATCTCTCTGCTGTTGTCAAGGCCAGGGTCGAGCGCCTGAGAGGCTGCTACGCCTTCTGGCTTCGCTATCCTCGCTACTCAGTGAGGGAAATGGTGGAGCAGGACAAAGCGATGTTCGGCATCAGCGAGAGTCAGGCATACGATGATATTCATCTCTGCCAGCTCATGCTCGGCAACCTCAATGCTGCATCCAAGGAGTTCTGGCGGTGGAAGGTCAACCAGGAGATAGATGAGGATCGCAAGGCAGCCAAGGCTGCAGGTGACTTCCGGGCTCTCGCCTCGATGCAGAAAAACCGCATCAAAAACAACCGTACCGACTCACCTGATGAGCCTGATCTTGCTTTCGACAAGATTGTGCCTGTTGAGTTCATCATGACAGATGATCCTACAGTCATCGGTTTGCAGAAGATTCCAAATCTTCGGGCAAAAATTAAGAAAATGGAGAAGCGATACTCTATGCCTGACATAGAGGACGCTGATTTTGAGGAGTTGCCAAATGACGGGTCAGCCTAAAAAACTATTCTTCAATGATGTGCAGTCCAGAGTCTTGCAGCTCATGCCTCATGACCTGGTCTGCGAGTGGGGGCGAGGAACTGGTAAGGGTGTGGTCGAAGCTGGTCGCATACTCTATGCAGTCCAGCACATGCCAGGTTCCTGTCTGGCCATGGTGGCACCTTCTGTCAAAAGATGCCAGACCAACATCCTTCCTTCAGCACTTGTTCACCTCGAGGAGTGGGGCTACAAGCGAGACGTGCACTACATCGTGGGCAAGAAACCATGGAAGGCTTTGCACTGGAAGGATCCACACTTCCAGCCGATGAACTGGGAGAATACCGTCGCATTTTACAACGGAGCTTATCTCAATATCATCTCGCAGGACCGCTGTGGTACATCTAACTCACTCTCACTTGACCACGTCTTTATAGACGAGGCAAAGTTCATTGATTGGGAGCAGCTCAACAATGAGACGCTCCCGGCCAACCGTGGTAACAAGCAACTTTTCGGTGACTGCTGCTTGCACCATGGTCTTACGATTACTTCAGATACCTCTGCAACCAAAAAAGGCTCCTGGTTCATGCAGTGGGAGAAAAAACAGGATAAGGAGCTGGTCTCGACGCTCGAGTCTGTCGTCGTGCAGCTCCATAGCATACGTAATAAGTTGGCAGCGCACCCAGAGCGTTACGACTATTATATGTCGCAGGTGCAGAAATACGAGAAGATTCTGCACTCTCTGCGTTCCTACTGCCTCGTTTATTCCAGATGCTCCAGCATCCAGAACCTGGCAGTCCTCGGGGAGGACTTCATCAGACAGATGAAGCGAGACCTCCCCAAGATGACCTTCCTGACAAGCATCATGTGTCAGCACGTGGGCATTGCACAGGATGGCTTCTATAGCGGTCTTGACGAGGATCGGAATTTCTATACCGCTCCCAACGTCACCTTTCTCGATGACCTGCAGTATTCCTTCAACCCGCATCATGACCAGCAGGACTGCCGCATGGATTCTGATATAGAGGACGGTTTGCCGCTGATCATCGGCTCTGATGCCAACGCCAACATCAACTGTCTCGTTGTCGGGCAGGTGGGGTCTGACACGAAGCTGCGCATCGTCAACTCATTCTACGTGAAGTACGAGCGCAAACTTCCGGAACTGGCTCAGGACTTCTGTGATTACTATAGATATCTCAAGGACAAGCGAGTCATATTCTATTATGATGCCACTTTCGTGGGCAATGACTACGCTACGCACAACGAGAAATTCTACCAGATCATTGCCGGAGTCCTTCGTCGCAATGGATGGCTGGTGTCAGAGATTTATATCGGCAAGCCGATGAACCATCTCGAGAAGCAGCTGCTCATCAATCGTATGTTCAAGGGACATGCTCAGCACATGGTCCTGATTAACCAGGACAACAATGAGGACCTCATCATCTCTATTGAGAGTGCCGGAGTCTACAACAATGGCAAGGACAAGAGAGGTGAGAAGCTCATCGAGACTGATGAAGATCAGCTGCAGAACCGCACCGACTTCTCTGATGCTTTCGATACGGTGTGCATTGGGGCAGAGAAGTTCCCACAGACAGCCATCTATATGGGTGGGCTGTCATGCTATAGAGGTTGATTACTCATTTTTTATTGTTTATAGGTTTTTAGTTATTGGTTTTTAATTTATTTTTGATTGAAGGCTGTTGCTCGAGAGAGTAGCAGCCTTTTTTTGTTTTCTTGCTGCAGAAGAGGTATCGCCCTGAAGGGTCGATGGATTGTCTTATTCGCTGTTCCGTACTTTTTTTGATTTGCATCCCTTCTGCCCGTCATGTGTCCCCATTCGAAATTTCCTGTGCAAAGTTAGCTTTTGGCGATTCAAACTGCCGCATGAACCTGGACTAACAAAAGCCAAAAAAACTTCACGCTGCACTATTTTTTTACCTTTTGTTACTACAGAACCCAACGTCTGTTTGCCTCTGCCAACGCAGTGTGGAAGCACAGGAAAAATCGAAAGGGCACACCGGGCTTTGAACGGAATGCAATTTAAAAAAAATACTCCACAGCTGGAGTTGGGAAAAATCTCTGGACTCCCGAACATTACCAGAATACGTTTAATCATTCAAAAATTTAAGACAATGAGACAAAGCTATTTTATCGAGTACGTACCAAATTCGTACATGAACCTTTGCACAGACAAAGCGCAGCAGAGAGCAAACAATCAGTTTGTTTATGATTTCAAGAACGGCAACCGAGCAGCCTCACGCATTTGTGGCGAGTTGCTGATGAAGTATCTTTCAAACAGATATGGCAATTTGTTGAGCGATTTCGTGGTGGTTTTCGCTCCATGCTCAAGCCAAGCCAAATATAACAAGCGTTTCGGCTATGTTGCTGCAATGTTGAAGGCTATGAACGTCAAAACCGCAAATGAGCACATACATATTTTCGGGGAGCGCAAGCCTTTGCACAACGGAGGAAGCCATTTCGTGAATGAGGATGTTTTCAAAGTTTGCGTGGACGCTGACTTTTTCAAAGGCAAGAACGTCATTCTTTTCGATGACCTTTTGACAAGTGGCAAGACCATCGAGGAGTTTAAAGAGAAAATCGAAGCCGCAGGCGCTTATGTTGAGGAAGAAATCTTTTTAGGTCGCACAATACACCACGACCCAATCTCAATGCGTGGTTGCTTGCAAGAGATGGCAGAAGGATTTTACGATAGCGTAGCACGCTCAAAGAGATGTTTCCCACAAGGTGTTCAGATAAACAAGTCAAACAGAAAAATAGCATAAAGACAATGAGAAGTTACAACACAATGTTAGCAGACGAGAGACCCGAGTACAAGGCAATGAACTATGGCTTTGACAATCTCAGTAATACAGAACTATTATCCATGGTAATAAACAGAGGAGCGGGCACACCTGAGAGCATGCGACAAGCACGCCAGCTGATGAACATGGTGGACAACTCGCTTTCTAAATTGGCAAGGCTGTCCATGTACGATTTGCAAGTGGTGCAAGGGGTGGGCGATTGCAAGGCGCTTGCCATACTCGCAGCGCTTGAACTTGCCAAGCGAAAGACGATGGAGAAGGGAAGCCAACGCCCTGACATGGGCAGCAGTCTGGCAATATATAACTATCTGCAACCGATGATAGGCGATTTGCAGGTGGAACAGGCGCACGTCATTCTGATGAACCAAAACTTTAAAATGCTCAAGCACGTGAAACTCAGCGAGGGCGGTCTTACTGAAACAGCCGTAGACGTGAGGCTGATAATCAAAGAAGCCGTGCAATGTAATGCCACTATCGTGGCACTCGCACACAACCACCCAAGTGGCAACACCAAACCAAGCAGACAAGATGACGTGCTCACACTCAATGTGAAGAAGGCTTGCGAGGTCATGCGTCTCTTCTTTATGGACCATATCATTGTAACCGATGGAGCATACTACAGCTATCACGACAACGGCAAGTTGTAGAACGATAGGCAATTGCCACGTAAAAAACTCGTACATATTCCGCTATGGCGAGCCGTGGCAATTGCCAGCCAGCGTAGGGCGGTGTGGGGTAGCATTAAAGCTACGGGCACGCATTTTTGCACCAACTTTTGATAAAACGTTGTTTTTCAGTTGGTTGGCAAAAATGACCGTGGAAAATTTGTGCAAAACAGCACAAATTTCCAATCGGAATGCATCCGATTGCCCCGCGAAAATGGCTGCTTATGACAATTTCCAAGTAAATTGCCACAAGAAACGAGCCATTTTCGCGGAAACCCCTCCATTGCATTTCGGGGTAAAAGAGGTATTCTGATTTCTTGACATCATCCGAGAATGATGGGAAAAAGAGGAAAAACCGCGTCTGATGGGGCTGAAATGTTAAAGTTTAGTTATCGTAACAAAAAAGTTACCGAAATGTTTGGTAATTTGTAACTTTATTGTTACCTTTGCATCGTCCAACAAGGACAAAGTGTTCTTTAAACATACTGAGTGATGAAGTACAATGAACTTTACAAGAAGTTGAGAAAGGCGGGATGCCTTCTGCTTCGTCATGGATGCCGGCACGACATTTGGCAAAATCCAGCTAATGGACGATGCTCAGCCGTTCCCCGGCATGGAACTGAAGAGGTTCCGAAAGGAACTCTCAAATCTATCTATCAGAGACTTGGGCTTTAGCCCAGGTCTCTCTTCCATCAAAGTTTGGTGTGCGAGAAGAACACTTTTGATTAGATTTACACATTATTATCATATAGTATGGCAAGAATAGTTACAGTAGTGGTGGAGTCTGGCAAGGGAGGCTTTAGCTGCTTTATGAGCAAGGATTCCGATGACCTCAATTTTGGCATCATTGGCGATGGTAAGACGGTGCAGGCTGCCATGGACGACTTCTATGTTTGCAGGGACGAGGAGAAAAAGTTCTTTGAGGAGGAAGGCAGGGAATTTCCTGACTTGGAGTTTAGGTTCGTTTTTGATGTCGGAGCTTTCTTCAATTACTATCCCCTCAGTATTTCTGCATTTGCCAAATATATTGGCATGAACGCTTCACTGCTCAGACAGTACGCCGCAGGCATTAAGGTGCCGCAGGCTAAGAGCTTGGAAAAAATAAGGCAAGGCATTGCCAAAATCAAAGGAGATATAGACACTGGTCTCTTGATAGATAAGCCAGTTCTACAGTATGTTTAAAGAATGACAACCACAATTGGTTGTGTTTCATAAAGTAATTAAATGAACTCTTGAGCCCTTGGTGCGAGATGCATCGGGGGCTTCTCTTTGTTTTTAGGATTATTTTCCTAAAAACTTAGGAAAATGTTTGCTCGTTTCAGAAAATAATACTACCTTTGCCCATAGAAATACAGATGAGTCAGACACGGGCAGAGCAGGGCTTGTGAGTGGCTATTTAAGATATACAGCTGTGACCGACCTGTGCTGAAGGACTGCTCTCCCGATGCACAGGTCATTTTTTTATTTATGGTTTACTCCGACAGACAGATGAGAGTAGCTGATGCTACAATTAAGCAACTTTTGGCAAATGAGACTTCAATGACCAGAGATTCGATGTTAGCCTATGTTGATGAGTTGTCTGATGACAGGGTTGTTGCCAATGATGTGGTGACTATGTTGGAGATTGATGGCTTGATAGTTTATACAGGAGATTACGATTGGAGGGTTCAGCTTACAGACAAGGGATGCAAGGCTGCACAAATGGGCTTGCTTAGATACCTTAAGCGACAAAAACTAATAGAGAAGATGAAGGAGTATAAACTGTTCGTGGGGATAGCCAGTGCTATAGTCTCTTTTGTGTCAATGTTGATAACGCTTGCTCTTACAATTTACAATGCTGTAAAATCATAAGGGCACATGCTACAACAGATACGATGGCGCAAACGGCATTAATCAGTATGATTAGAATGTCGTAAAATAATTCTTTTCTTTCCATACCTTATTATATTATATAATTCTCATGCAAAAATAATATTTTTCATACAAAAACACAACTTTTCCCGCTTTTTTCTTGCCAGTTCCACTTTTTCTCCTTATCGTTTGCCAACGCTAAATAGACGATAGTAGACTATCCGGCAGGGCGACCGTTTCGTTGAAGCCTATTGCAAAGTGTATCAAAACGTTAAAAATGCGTTAAACATAACATTTTTATTATGTATTATTTGCGTATATTAAAATTATTATGTACCTTTGTAATCGAGTTAAGGAACATGTTTAATCAATTAAATTTTCAAGCTATGCAAGATGATTTAGAAAAAGAAATCGAGAGAAAGAAAAAGGAAATCAAAGACTTTCTCCGAGTTGTGAAATTCACCGGTCTTTCACAAAAGGAAATCGAAAAGAGACTTGATTATCTCTTGGACGACCTCTCAAGACTGATGAAAAAAAAGTAAAGTTAAACTACCCCTCCTTCGGGAGGGGATTAAAAAATATATATTGATATGGAAGATATTAAAAAATTATTGGAGGAATACAAGACTCTTGCAGGTAATACAGATGCAAAGAGCGAAGAGCGAAAAAATGAAATTATCGCTAAGTTGGAAACTATGGATAAGGATGCTGTGGCTGAGGTGGCTAAACCATTCGTGGATGAGAATGTGACTCGCTTGGAGAGCGAAGTGACAGCTCTGCGCAGCCAGATAGATGCAGAGGCTTATAAGCTGCTCCCTATCTCCTATATTGCCAAAAACTATTTCAATAAGAGTGCATCATGGCTTTTGCAACGTATCAATGGGTATCAGGTGCGTGGAAAGGTCTATACACTCAACGAGGAGCAGAAGAGCATCTTTAATCAGGCAGTCAAGGAAATAAGCAATCGCATCAGCGCATTGCAGTTAGCATAGCTAACATGTTCAATAACTCAACTCTGCCCCCGACACTGAGCCGTGTCGGGGGCTTTTACTAATAACTGATGGATGTTCTGAATATTGATGATACCAAGGCTGGAGCAGTCTTTCTGCTTCGCCAATTGGTCAAAGGTGATAATACGAGTATAGAACTCAGAAATAGCATGATTCGAGCAGACGTGGATGACTGCTATTTCAAGTTTATCATTGAGGGACTTAGCGAGGCGTGCTACATCGAGAAGTCCTTCAGCATGTGGCGGATAACTCCCAAAGGGGTGCGATATCTGCAGGAATATGAGAGGCGACTGAATGTTGGCTCGGATTGGTCGATAGAGGGCAATTCTTCTGCTCAGGAAAAGAAAAGAGAGGAAGAAATGCAGGATAAGGCATTACAGAGGAGTAATGCCAAGTGGACTAAATATGGCTTCTTTATAACCCTAATATCCGCAATATTAGGCTTATTATACTTCCTTTGGGAGAACATATTATGATGATTGCTATGGTGATGCCTTGGATACAGAGGCATTGCCATAGTCTTGTATTGCTTTTTTCAAGATGCTTGATGCGTCGCTCGATTCTTTCTTCCATACCTTATTATATTAATGAATTCACCTGCAAAATTAACCTTTTCCCACCAAAAACACAACTTTTTCCCAAAAATATTTGCCAGTTCCAAATATTCTCCTTATCTTGCCGATGATATTGATTCTAAACAGAAATAAAATGAAAAAGTTTTTTATGATTATGGCCATTTCGTTGATGACCATTGGCGCTAAAGCGCAGAGTGTTGTCCCTACTGAGGACGGCAAGTATCCAGTTTATTGCGACCTCAAAGCTTACAACTTTTGGGGTGTCGGCAAGGTTAAGGTCATTCTTGATATGGGAGCTGTCACTGATGGAGGCGGTTCCTTTGAGAGTTTATTTGGCGAAGATGGCAAACAGATCAAGTTCAATACAGTCATGGCAGCCGTTAACTATATGGCTAAGAGAGGATGGAAACTTGACAAGACATATTATATAACAGAGGGTGTGGGCAAGGCAGTCCTGCATTATGTGCTTGTAAAGAACATTAAGAGTGATAGTGAAATTCGAGAGGGCATAATAACTAAGCCTGAAGAATAAATTGAGAATTAACATCAGTTTTTTTTAAAAAAATGAGCGGGAAAAGAAAATTTCCCGCTTTTTTCTTGCCAGTTCCAAATATTCTCGGCGCACCCGACAAACCCTGTGGAGGGCTGTGCAGATGCTAACCCAAAAACTGAGTTGCCAAACGATACATGATTGCCCAAAAGTAGTACCTTTGCACTATG